ATTTTTGATCGTTTCCGCCTGCTCAAGGGTACGTCCTTTGACCCACTCAGTAACAAGCGAACTTGACGCAATCGCGCTGCCGCAACCGTATGTTTTAAATCTTGCATCTGTGATTATTCCATCCGTGACTTTGATTTGCAGTTTCATCACATCACCGCAGGCCGGAGCTCCTACCATGCCTGTGCCCACATCTGTGTCTTCTTTGGAGAAACTGCCCACATTCCTGGGATTCTCGTAGTGGTCTACAACTTTTTCTGAATATGCCATAAAATTTTCCTTAGTTTGATTATAAGGTATTTAACGACAAATGTCAATACAGTTTGGTGTTAAACGCCGCGATCTTTTTTCATTGCCGATTTGGCAGCGGCAGCCACAATGTTCTGAGCTTTGTTAACTGGCATTGTGGCTGGTGCAGGCGCTTCACCACCTTTGAACACAATTGGATCCTGAGAGTCTGGTGCCAGCGGTTCCAGTAAATTGCTCAGCGGGGGTTGTCCCACCAATTCAGCAACGTTTTGGTCAGTGACATTGATGTCCAGGCTCTGAGCCAGACTGATAAATGCCTGTTGACTGATTTGTTTTTGACTGCCAGTGTCTTCGGCTCGCCCGTTAAGAAATGAGACCAAGCCCATCAACTGATCAGGCTTGGGAGTAAATTCTGAGAGGCCGCCGTCGACTTCAAATATTTTCATTATCTACGTGCTCGGCCCAGGCCAGCACTTGCAGGTGGTTCGGCTTCTGGGTCAGCAGCAACATCATCAGCTGCGCCCATTTCGGCGCCCAGGTCAGCACCCATTTCGGCGCCGGCCATTGCACCGTCAGCAGCAGCATCAACTGGTGCTTGTGCAGTGCCTGTGACCACACCCAGAGCTTGATCCATTTGTAGCTTGGCAGCCTGCAGATTTTGCATCAATCCAGTCAGCGCAGCACTGGCGTCACCATTGAATTGTGCAGCTTGGTCGATGCCAACTTGATTTTTTATCGAATCAACCAAGGCTGGCAGTTCTTTGAATTGCAACTCAGATACATCTTCCAGCATGCTTTGCATCTTGTCAACCATGTCTTGGGCTGCCAACACAACTTGTGCCTGTTGCACTTCGCTTTCGGTTAGTCTACGTCCCAGTTGACGACGACGATAGCTTTCGGCCTGCATCAGTGCAGCGCCAGCCACCAGCTTTTGTTCGTCGGGATTGAGGGTTTGCCCAGCGGTGCTTTTCTTGAGAGCAGCAGCCAGCTTGGGATCCTTGACCTTGGCCACAGCAGCAGCCGGATCAACTTGTCCGTTGGCACCAGGTGCATCCATCTCTTTGAGACGTCCACGAAGAGCCTGTTCCATCATTACCAGTTTGAGATAACTGGGGTTCTTTTCACTGTGATGGCGAGCTGTGGTGTTCTGGTGTTCACCCAGTAGGCCACGCACACGATCAAGCATGCCAGCAGTTTGACGACGACTAAGTTGGTCAAAGCTGATGCGTGAACCAAAGTAGCTTTCGAATACTTTGGCGATCTGTTTACTTGGCTGAGGGGCCGCTAGTTCTTGCAGTTTCATTTGAGAATCCTCTAATTTGCATATATTTAGCCGAGTTTACACATTTCTCCAATTCAGATGATACTGAATTTAACAGAATTTGTTTGGGCTGTACTTTCATGTTTATGATTTCATAAGAGTGAGTTGACTGACTACGTCTAGCTATGCCTTGACGGCAATGGATATCAGCTGTTAATGTTTGTTTTCTACGGTCTAGATTCAAAATAGTGTTGGCCAATGTCAGTTGATTAAATTTGTCTGCCACACACCAGCTCACAGCATTGCGCTTGCTGTCAAAGCAGTGTATGTCATCTGACCAAGTGCTGACCATGTATCCGTAGAGGTGTTGTGCCACACGATACTTGCCAAACACAATATAGCTACCATCATGATCTTTCACAATCATGTTGTCAAGATTTCTCTTGAATTCACGTTCGGCAAAACGTTCTAGCTTTTGTTCTCTAGTCATAGAGTTTTGACATACTGCGTTATCAACCAACCGCATACTGCAAGCAAGGTTCCAATGATACCTATACCCCAGTTGATCACTTGACTGTTGCGATTTTCTGACATCTTATGCACTAATCTATGAGTGTTCTCGGCCATGATTTTGAGATCATTGATATCTGACCTGACGTCTGTAAATTGCAGTTCCAGTGCTTTGTATCGCTCTGCACACAATTCCACATGTGCTTCAAGACTTTTCTTTTCAATGTCGGTGGTATCAGCCATTTTGTTGTTCCAGTGTATTATTTAGTAGCACAAACCAAATGTTTTGATTGGAACCGTGAGTAGAAATACTGCGTTCAACTTGTGCTGTTTCAGTGAGTCCTGTCAGCATTGGCACCCCGTCACAGTCTTGTAGTAGGCCAGCCAGTGGATCAGGATTGTTGCCCACCAAGTAAACGCCTTCTGATTCTATGGCAAATTCAAATTCCCATGTGCCCGATCGATGAACAGGCAACACCAGGTCTATGGGTTGTGCTTTGAGTCCTAGTATTTGCAACAAAGTTTCCCAGTTGCGCTGTTGATTTCTGCTGCGATTCCAGTCGGCAAGATCTAGTATCTGTTGTCCTGACTTGTCTTCAAACGGAATCATGCTAGTGCGGAAGCTGCCTGTAACGCCTGTGTAGCTGCAATCAAAAAGTGTTCGGCACTGTATTCTCATTAGACAGATATTTAAGGCCAAAAAGAAACCCTGGATTTTTTACGTCCAGGGTTGCTGTGGGTCTAAACTGATTACAGGTTAGTGAAGCTAGCTGTGCCAGAAACGTTGCCAGTTGGAATACCAATGTTCAAGCCGCCTGTGGCGTTGGCTGTTTGAGCAGCAGCAACCAGAGTAGATGTGGTGTAAGCACCACTTGGATAGATAGCCAAGCTGATTGTACCAGCTGTAGCACCTGCTTGGTAAATTGCGATTGTACCAAGTTGTTGAATCGAAGTCAACACGTTGTTCAAGTAACCGTTAACGTTACCAGCGTTTGTCAACGCGGCGTTAGCTGTCAAAGTGAAGAAGTCAAGTTTTGGACCTGCCAATTGAACTGGACCTTGAGCTGCTACGTTGGCTGTGCCTGCGATGGAACCGTTTGCCACGTCCAGTGCAAATACTGGTTGTGTGGTTCCGTTTGTTTTTGTAAATGTTGCCATTTCGATTTTCCTTTAAGTTAGTGGTCTTGGAGGACCTGCTTTTATTTAGTCAGTTTGGGAAAATCACGCCTGTTGCGGATTATTTCTCTGTCTATTTTGAGCCGCAAATGCATTGGGATCAAATCTATTTACCGCTTTTGCATAGCCCACCGGGGTGGCCATGACCCAACCTTCTTGTCCTGGGTGCTCTGTATCTGCTTGCTGTAGCAGGTGCATTTTGACGTCATGTAGCAAGTTAAATGCGTTGAATGCGGCTGCCAGGGCAGGCGTATTTGAAGTAGGGCTGTTTAAATATTCTACAATATTACGGAACTTTTGTGGAGTTACCCGGGTCTGCAACCATTCGCCAAACTCAGGCAACAGTGTGGCACCGTTGAGTGGAGAACCAACTTTGGTGTTGATAAAATCCACGCACAATTTTGCTAGGTCTGTGATCTTGTGTGCTCGCAGTTCTGTGGGATTGAACAACGTGTCAATCGCTCGGCCCTGGGATTTAATCAGTTGTTTGAGTTGCTTTTCGGTGTTGGTTTCAGTTTCCAGTGCTCGAGGACTTGCTGGCCGCTCTAGCATCAAGCCCGGCACTTCGTTAAACTTTACTCCACTGAGTGGTTGACGTGCATCGCCTGCATCCGCATACATTGAGTGAATGGCAATGCCAATGTTTGAGTTGCCAATGCGTTGCCCCAGTGTGCTCTTGACTGGAATTCGGTATTCCACTGTGTTGGGTCGAAACACATAGTTGCCTGCTTCCACAGGCGGTGTTGACATGTACAACAAGTCGCCTTTGACATAGCCGCGGAAGTTGGGTGGTAATGCGGCTTCTAGTATAGGAAACAATGTGGCATAAATTTGAATCAATTCTGTTCTGTCACCCGAGCGTCGACTCTGTATGTCAGCCATCATCTGTGGACTTGTGGCAAGACCATCATATCCTTTGGCTTCAAATCCCGAACCATCTGTTAGCACAAACTCACCTGTGGCAGGTTTACGACCAAATATCA